GATACTGTTAAAGCTTTAGGAGATGTTGTATTTGCCATTGATATAGTATTAGCTTGTACTATTTTAGCTCCTACTGTAACAAAGTTATTTGCCGATGTAATACCTTTTGTACCTATATATCTTGCGCCTGTTATATAAACAACTTTTGATCCATCTATCGATGAGGGTAAATTTGTTCCAATAAAATGTAATATACCAGCTTCATAATCAAAAAACCATTCATCATCATTACCAGAACCAGTGGGAAACAATTGTGTTCCAGTTGATGTAGCATCACTTACGCCACTTGTGTCTGAATAAACTTTTACAAGATACGTTGAACCAAATTGTGTAGGTATCCAATCTGTCTGGCCTGTTTTCCAAGTTCTATTTGCTGTTGAAGTGTTATCTTCTGTAGTTTCTACGGCAGTAGTACCGCTATAAATTCTAACATGTGTAGTTGTAGATTCTGGTATTGTAGATGGTATTTCATGTGCTTGAGCCCATATAACATCTCCTCTCATTAGTAGAGGTGAATCTATGGCTTCATTAGGAGCTTTTTTCTGTGCATTAGTATCCGTTTTAGCCTTACCATAACCAAGCTTCTTCCATAAGTAATCTACTTTTTTTGAATCAGTTATTGCCATTAACTAGGTACTCCTATTGATAGTGCTGTTAGACTATCATCACTATTTAGAACTACTGAAATAAGTATCTGATTATTAAAAGAGTTTGATGAAGAGACTGTACCTAGTGTCATTGTAAATGTTTGGTTACTATAGTTTGTGCCGTCTACAATTTTATCTGAACCTGTTTCTGCAATACCATTACTTCCGTTACCACCACTACCTGTATTTGTTCCAGGAACACCAGAACCTGCATATTGTATTGATGCATCTCCCCAACCATTTATACCTGATGCAGAATCCATTGCAGTGTTAGGAACAGCAACAAAAAGTCCCGATACTTTACCTGTAAGTGTAATGCTAAAACGTGAAACTGTGGTTCTCTTAAATGCAAAAACGAAATGCTGTGCGCCTGATCTTCCTGTATTTAAATCTGGGCCTGCTGGTAAATAACCACTTGACAAATCAGTTGTAAGATGCTTTAATGTGTCATATCGAACTATGGCTTCAGTAGTACCTGCTACTGTTTGTGCGCCAGTAAAAACATTATTTACATAGTAATCTGTAGAATTACTAAATGTTGGAGTGCCACCTGTCAGTCCGTGTATACGTTTACCATCTGTATCGAAACCAGCACCAAGTGAGTCTGATACTGGTATGTTTAACTCATCAAAAGTTTTACTTCCATTATAAGCTTGTATTATGGGTGCTGATAATATTGTGGCACTGCCAGTTCCGTTAGAATTTTTTGCACGAACTTGTAATTTTTCTGCACGTTTACCACCACCATTTACATTTACAGTTAAACTTGCAAGAGCATATGGCTCGGTAACGCCTATATCAACTAAAGGTACACCAGAAGATAACATTGTTGATGTGCCATCAATATTAGCATAAGTATATTGATTTGTTCCTAAAGCATCACCCGATGAACCTTCCATATTAGTTGAATTTTCAACCAGAACTGGTGATGTTGTATCTTGATAAGTTTGGCCAGTAAAATTAGATACTTTTACATTTGCAAGTGTTAATGTTGCATCATTAGTATAATATGGTATACCTGAAATATAAGACAACGTACCCGCAGAAGCTTGAGTTAATGTTGTAGTTGATAAATCTATTGTTGGTGTATTTGTTCTATTATCTTTAATAAATCTTATAGTGTTTGTATTTCCACCTGTTGATTGTAATTGATAAGAATGTAGTCCAGTTGTATGGCCACTTTTAGATACTCTTGCTTTGAAACCAAAAAATAATTCTGGTGCATGTATTCTACTATTGACTGCTACAGAATTTCCTGAGGCATCAAAACCATTGAAGTCAGTATCTTCATCTATGATTAAGTTACCATAAGTACCTGCATCATCCGTATCACCATCTGTAATTACTCTAGCACCACTTGGACTTGCATCGATAAAAGCAGTAACACTTCCGCCGATAGCTTGATAAAATAATGAACCCATAGCCGCAGTTGCAACTGCACCAGATGTAATAACTCTTGTCACATTATCTCCAGCAGTTACTCCAGTAACACTGTTTGTTGTAAAACCAGAAGCAACTCTTGGATTCGTTCCTACTGATGATGTATTGAATGCTATTGTTTTTGTTCCTAAAGTATTTGGACTCGCAATTGATAAATCAAATATTTTAATTTGACTAGTAGATGTCAGAGGAAATATTGATGAGTCATATCCAGCGGTAACAGGCATTGTGAGTGTGACAGTATGTCTACCAGTTCCTGATGCATTTGTATAAGTATGTGCTAATCTTCCACCTTGAGGCCCACCACTTTCAGTTTTTCCCGTTATATTTTCAGCAGAACCACCTTCGCCCCAATCTATAGAAAATGTTGCAGTAATCGCAGTGTTTGGAACATTTGTTGTATTATTCTGCATATAGATGACTTCACCTGTATTTGCACTTGTTACAACATTTCCACCAGACAGTTCATCATGAATTGTGAAACTAGGTACAGGATCAGCTAAGAATATGGTTATATAATTTGAACGTGTGAATGAAGCAGTTGAACCTTTAGAACCTGAAATTGCATTATGATTTCTAGCAGTAACTACAACTGTATATGGAGAGCCAGCATTCGATGTATATGTATGACTTGGTGTTGTATCAGTTACGTCAGTATCAGTGGAGCCATCACCCCAATTGATATCAAATCTAGTTGCATTTCCTGTTACAGTTAGAGTTAAAGTGACAGTTGTGCCTGCACCACCTGCAGTTATATCTGAAACAAAAGTTACATCACGAACATACGTATTTTTAAAAATATTAAAAGAAGTTTCATTGATATTATCAAGAACACTAATTAAATTATCACTAGCTTGAAATCCTACCGAAGCGCCATCATTTAATGTATTGAAAGTACCACCTAATGTTGTGCCATCTGCCGTTGTACTTAGATTGGCTATTTCATCATCTACATATTTCTTTCTTGCGGCATCTGTATCTTCTGTCGGAGTTGCTAAACCTTTTACGCTCGTAGAAAATAAATTTGCATACTTTAATCCAGGAGAACCTAAATTAAAAATATTAGAACTTGTTGGTATGATACTAGTATTAACTGTAGCACCAAGATTTATGACATCACCACCATCACCAAGATTGATTGTGCTACCTCTGAGTATGATAGCGCCGTTGACAGTCAGATTATTTCTTATCGATATATTATTTGCATGAAGATGTGTATTACTCGCTTGTATGACACCTGACTTTATAGTCATACCTTGATTGAAAAAAGCTTTGGGTGTTTCAATTGTAAAAGATGTATTCGCTACTAGATTAGCCGCTTCAAAGTTAGAAGTATTTAATGTCTGCGTACTAAGAGTACCTATTGCGACATTTTGAATAACACCATCTATTAGTGTATCTTTTGTAATTGTAATTGTTTCGCCAGTATCAGATAAATTTAAATTACCTAACTTGATAGTCTGGCCAGATAGAAAGAGAGTTCTAAATCTTTTTCCTGGAGAACCTAAGTCATAAGCATTATTTGTATCAGGTATTAATGCACCTTCAACTGTATATTTTAATCCTGAGTATAACGAAGAATTTTGTCTTAAACGAATATTACCTGAACGTAATTCAAATAGTTGAGTATTCGCATTATAAACAAGAATAGATTCGCCATTTGCAGTAGCAGTACCAGACGTAAACGTATTACCATTTACATCATTAAAATCTCTTAATCTTGTTTTAGTGGCCGCTTGGTTTTTTAGAGTAAGATTTTGTGTTGGTTTATCAAACTCAACATTTACATTACCTTTATTTGAACCTAGCGTAACATCAAAGTCCGCCATTTTTAACTACTCTCGTTGCTACGTGTTACTTGAGGCGTTACTGTGACTATCCCTTCTACTAATCTTGATCGTGTATTTGCACTATCTGTTACTTCAACATCATATAGATATCTGCCTGCGGCCAAATTTGCAGTCTGAACTCTTGAAAGTTTTAAAGTTATTTGTCCACTTGTTCTAGGTGATTCAAAAACAACTTGCATATTATGTGCAGTTGTTGAAGTATAATGCTTTCTTATTTGTGCATGTCCAACATAACTTGCTAGATTTACTTCAGTTCCATCTGTATCTCTGACTGTTATTGTTGTACTGAAATCTGCACCTTGATCAACGACTATGTTTGCTTTAGCACTCATCTTAACACCTTTGTTTCGTACTATTTATAATATGAGTACTATAAGTAATCTGCTCTATTCTCTTCTCTCCAAGCAAAATAACCATCTGGTTCAGTTATTTTTCTTTCTATTTTTATACCAAATTGAATTTCTATTTTTTCATTTACGAGTTCTGTCCT